AGAGCATTGCAGCTTCGGGGTCGATAGCCTTCGCCGGGACACGCCGACGCACTGCCAGGTTCGCTTGGCTTGCAGAGGAAACATTAAGCGCCCCGAGCCGTTGCAGGCGTGACCATTCGACCATGCGGACATCGGGCGGATAGCGCATCAACAACTGCGGGATCGGATGCTTCGGTTTCAAGGGCGGTTTGTCTGCTGGCGCGGGCTTCGCCCCCCCCAGCAGCGCAAACCGCTCCCACCACCTAATGCGCCCAGGTGCTTGCGTGAAATACAGCGGTGACAGGACGGTATGCGCTACGGCCTCTTCATCCGCCGCAAAGACCTGTCGCGTGTCATAGGCCGCGTGCAGATCATCGCCACGAAAGAAGTCACGGTCCACGACATGCGAGGTGCCAGGTCCAAGTTGAAGGCGTGTAGATGCAACGTGCAAACGTGGCAGCTTGCCCGCCTTGTCACTGAACATCGACAGCAATCCCCCGATCAGAGGAATTTTGAGCTTATCGAGCCGGTAACAGACCACCGTGTACTCGCCGATACCCTCGCGAATCTGCTTGTCGATCATCATCGCCGACTGCACGATAAGAAGCACATCCCAACCAAGCTTGCGGGCGTGAATCATCCAATCGACTACAGCCTTGCGCGCTCCATCAAGAGATTGACGAGAGTTAAGCCAACTCCCCAACTCGTCAAGGATAAGCAGACCATTCCGATCTTCATCGTAGCTTTCAGGATTGCCATGACCAATCGCCTCCAAATCGCGCACACTTGGCTTGTCAGGGATACGAACAAAGCGAGCCTTACGTGTGCTCGGGTTGAGCTTGTCCAGGTAGAAGTCCATGTTGGAGGCCACACGCCGCCCCTCCTTGATAGCGATCTGAGCGCGTCGCGTGCACCACTTGGATTTGCCGGTGCCGAGCTTGCCGGTGACGAGATAGACAGACATCAGGCAGCGACGAACACTTCGAGTGCTTTCTTCTGCCACGCATACAGCGTGCAGGCTGCCCAGGTCGTCGCGACGATCCCGAGACACGTCCCGGCCATCGGCGGAAACGCAAGCCCGATGAACTGCCCGTAGCTCGTCGAAAAAAGCGAACCGAGAATCGGAGCAACGGCCGCGTTCATGAACACGACGAGCGCACCGTAGAGGCTACCCAGTGTTGCAGCAGCAGCGAGACCGATTGCAACCTTCTTCGACAGATAGGTTGCGAGGAACGTGGTCAGACCGGAGAACAGCGAGACCAAAAGACCAGCAAGGATTGGCATCAGACCTCCCGAAGCGTGCGACCGACCATCCCGAACACCATGAACACGGTCGTGGCTGCCCAAATCATCGACAGCAGTTCATGGATAACGTCCTGAAATTCACACGGGTCGAGGCTCACGATTTGCCCGATTCCGCCGACGCGCATATCCACCGCGAGCGGTGTGCAGCCGGTCGGAAGGGACATCGACCACCCCCAACTAGTCGCCTTGCCTGTCGCGCTGGTGACCGTGCCCAACCCGGTAACGGCTTCGGTCTTGGCCGCGTCGAGCGCAGCATTCGACGCCGTGAAATCACCCGACGTCGGCGTCCCCGTTTCCTTGATCTTCAGCCCGTCGGTGATGATGGTCTGCAACTTCGTGTTAGTGGTCTGACCCGTCGCGTCGCGCTGGTAATCGGTCGGGAAATCGACGCCAGGTGCAGACCCGGCACCACCCGACCCGACGACGCGATCGGCACCGGTCCCGACAGAGCCGTCCATGCCGCGAGTCACGTCAGGACCACCTCGAGCATCAGGACCGCCGCCAGCGGCCGTTGAGGGCTCACGAGCCGCGCTGCTCACAGTGTTGGACGTACCGGCACGCGGGTTGCCGGGATGCTCGCCATCGGCCCCGAAATTGATGCCAGCCACGGGCATCGTGCCGAGACACACCGGCTTGCCGTTGACCGTGCCGACGTTGCCAGTCGGACAAGCCATCGCCGCCGAAGCTGGATCGGCCGAACCGCTCGGCGTACAGGTCGAGCCGCCTGAAGCTTTCATGACGTAATCCGCCGAAATGCGATAAAGACCGTTCGCCGAGGGCTCCTGACTGCGGTAGGCGTCCAAAGTCGAATCCGCCTGCGTCGCAGCCAGGTCGACGGTGGCCGAACACATATTCGCGCCGTCCTGCACGCATTGCGGAGTTGAAAGCACAGTGTCGACCGCCAAAGGCGCGACGTAATCTGCGGTACCCGTTACAGGCGAAAGAGCCCAGCCTATGGTGAGGTTGCGAACCCCAAGCGTGGTGCCAGCCGTCGAACACGCGACCACGCAGGCGCTCCCCGTGTCGCTCTCTCCCGCGCCGCACGTACACGTAGAGCCCGACAAGGTGCCGCCACCGGGGCAGCTATAGGTCGGGATCGAACCGGACCACGTGATTGAAGTGTTGTAGTTGCAAGGCGCAGTGTCAGGAGTGCGACACCGGCCGTAAGTCGAAGTGTCGGGATTCGTGCCAAGCAACTGCGAGCACCACGGCTTCGCATAACCAGCGCCGGCACCCGTATTGCTGACTGCAATGCAGCCGGTCGTCGGATCGGCAAAGGTTCCGACCCCCGAGAAGTTGAATGTCTGCGTCGCAGTCGCCGTGTACGCGAACGAGCTACAGGCGGCGCAGCTCAGCAAAAGCGCGAGCGTGATCCTCAGGAGTCGAGCGGCATTGAAGTTCACGGAGAGCCCCGCATGTTGGGAAGAAGTTCGTGTTGGCTTGCGTAGAACGGTCCGTCGCGCAACTGGTGAGTGCGAACGCAATCGCCAGGTAGGCGACGGACCGTGGCATGGATTAGCCCACGCCCTTGATGCGCTTCACGTACTTGACGGCGATCATGATGACGACGGCAGCAGCCGCAACACCGATGAGGGCCGCAGCCAACACGCCGACGGCTTCGGTCGAGTCCGAAATCGCAGTGGTGAAAGCGGCGGGAGCCGTGTAAACCGCAAACGCCGGAGCCGTAGCTGCCAGCGACACCAGACCGGCCAGAGCCGGCGCAAGACGACGAAGTTGCATTGCAACCTCCTAACGCCGGAAAGCCCCGGCAGAGCAGTCGGCCGAATCAGCCAACATTGGTGAACTTCCGCGCGACATACGCGAGGAAGATGAAAGCGAGGAACACGCCCAGCGGCAAGAGCAGCGGCCAGAACATTTCCCACATCGCGCTGAGGGCGCGCGCGAGCGTTCCGAAGATCAGATTGGAACTCTGCGGAGGCACGAAGCTAGGTTGCATTTACGATGTCCCGCGTCAGCCGAATCTTTGCGCCGAGACCGAAGCCGCTAGCACCGGCCGTCAGACACAAACCGGCCATCAGCCAGATGTCCTCATCGGACTCGCTGAAGTCAGTCATCGACGCGGCTAGCGCTGGGCCCCCGCAATAACACCCAGCCAGAAGCAGACACACACCAATCCAATTACGAGCATTTCGCACCCCCATGATTTCCCCCTATGCAGCGCAACGTGCGACTTCAAGCAACCAACGAGCGAACGGCTCCGGTGTGCGCTCACGCTCTGCGACGCCCATCATTTCGACGCGGCCACTGGCAAGGCCCAGCTCGAACGGGACATTCGGCAAATCGGCCGCTGAAACGCCAACGATGTAAAGCCAGGTGCGCTTCGGCGCACGATGACCGAACCACGACTGATCGACGCAGTACGTCCAGCCAGCGAACTCATCGCAGCCCTCACCCGGAAACGGGAGAGCCGCCGCCTTCCACAGCGACGAACACGCGGGATGTTCGAGAACGCCACCACAACGACGCACGACCGCAACAGCGTGCAACGCCAGAGCCAGTTCGCCAGGTCGAACCTTGGCCTGACCCCGAAGCCGACCCCACCCGCGGCACGGCGGATGCGCAACGACCGGCGCGCTACGGTGGTAGCTCCGGGCATCCCGGTCCTCGTCGTAGACATCCGCGTTCAAAGCCTTGTAAACCGATGTGCGCCGCGCATAGAGAACACCGGGCGTCATACGAACACCTCAGGCTGCCAACGCATCAGGCAAGCCTCTGTGACCGCCTGAGACTGCGGAAGGAACTGCGCCTGCCACATCGTTGACTTCAATCGTCGGGCGGGCTCTCGTCCTTCAAGATGCTGTACGACACGAGCAGCAGTCCAGCCGAGATTTCGGCGCAGATACGCAACCAGTCCCCCAACATGCTGACGACCGACATGGACGGCTTTCTCTACCACCGCCGCGGCGGTGCGCCGGATCGCATGGAGCGGAACCCCAGCCGAACCAAGCCACTCGCGAAGGATCGGATAAGCGCCTGCAAGAAAGTCCAGAGGAGCGAGGAGCGCATGGAACGGAACCTCAAAGCGTCGATTCTTGAATTCAACTTCAACACGCACCCAAGGCGAATTCTTCTGCCCTAGCTGGCGACCTTTTTCGTAGACGCGGCAGAGCTTCGATGACTGCCCCGAGCCCACATACAACGTGCGACCTGCCCTGCTGCCGAGATCGTCCACCAGCCGACCGGCAGGTGGTTTCCCGCAAGACGCGAATGCACCTTCACGAAAGGCGGCAAGCGCGTCGTCTACGCTCACCTCACCCTCCGGAAAGTCGGCGGCCAGGTCAAGCCGCGTTATCCGTGCATTGACCGCCTCGAGGAGTGCAACAACCTCAACCCACTGCACCACCTGAGCGCATCCGTCGCCGGTCAGCGAACAGAGGAACCGTCCCCCCGTGTGCGGACCACCCCACGCCAACCGACCGATCGGCTCTCCATGCTGCGAAACAAGATCGGCAGACCGCTCGAAGCCCAGCATTCCGGCCTTACGGTCAACGGCCCTGACCTCGCCGGCCAACGCAAAGGTCAGCATGGTCTCGACGTACGGCCGGAAATCGTCGGACAGCGGAGCCGTGAACTGCAACCAGTCCGGCCGACAGGACTTTGGCCCCGTGTTACTAGACGGGGCGCTCACGATCCCGCCCGCTGATCGAACGCCGACACGCCTTCCGCGTGCTGGGCAACATCCCACCAGCGGACGCCCTCCCCGGCCACTACGTTGAGCGCAGCGGTCAATTCAGCGACTTGGACATGCTCGACAGCCCGACGAAGGATCGCGACCGCCTCGTCGCGCAAATCGACGGCATGCAACCCGCGATAGGTCGCTAGCGTCACTTGGTGCCCCCGACCGCGAGTGCTACAAGCTTCGGAGAGAAGGCAAGCGTCCCATCTTTTGGATAGAACGAACTCGGGTCGAGGGCGTAGGGTCCGGGCTTGTACGGAGGCTGTTCCCGCCCAGGTTGAACCGAGAGGGCCGAAACCGTCCCATTGGGAAAGGTAACGATTGCGGCTTGTTTAACGATGCGGTAGGGTTTCCCAGTTTTCGAGGAAACGCCCTCAATGATTTCCGGATTTCCGGGCAGAACTTGAAATTGCAGCATCCTTCTCTCCTATGTTGTCCAACAGTGGACAAGAGAGAGTAGACCAAAGGAGGCCTAGACGATGCAATCGGTCAAACGGATGATTGACAAAGCCTTGCGCCATGTGGCAAGCGAAGCGGACCTTGCAACACGACTAGGCGTCGATCAGCAACGCTTATGGAACTGGAAAGAAGGTCGCCGTTCAATGCCAAGCGCCGCCATCATCGAGCTGGCGCACATCGGTGGACTCGATCCAAAAAACGCGCTTGGGGAATATCACTATGAGTGGCACGAAAAAAAACAGGGGCTTGTCCCTGTTGGAATTGCCGCTGCGCTCTCTTTTCTCGTTGCGCTAGGCGCACCGCCGCCGAGCGACGCAGCCACACCCTCTAGCGGGCAACACACTACACATTATGCGCACTGGTGGATCAACCGGCTGCGGCTGTTGCTCCGACTCGAAGCACGCGACTTG